GCACCTTCTATATACTTTGCATCACCATCAGTTACCTGCGGTGATAGCTGTCCTAAGATTCTGACAAACGGTAACGCAAGATCTTCTTGCGTCATGTTATCAAAACCTTTTGCATCATCGCCAAACAAGGCGATTGAGCTGTTTGCATTAGCTTTTATTTCATTAGCCATTATACATTCTCCATTAGTTATTTCCGGGATATTTTTGTTTTGTCTTTAATCCATGTACTAAAGACATCAGAAGGCATATCGAGCCCGGACTCGATACGCTCTCTGAATAGAGCAGTTAACGTATTCCAAGACACATCAGATTTCTGTTGTGGCTCAAACCCATTCTCTGCTGCAAGGTCCAACAATTGTTTCGCCTTGTTATCTTCTCCCTTTCCAAATGTCACAAAGATATTGTTTTTAATAATATCTTCTAGACCTTGGTCACGAAGCCATTTATAGGCTTGCTCTCTCTTCGTTTCATCTTTTGGAAGAGTGCACCTAAATTCTTTTTTAACTGTTACAGCCGAACCATCTGCTAATTTAATTTCTGATAGTCCTTGTTCTGCTAATAGTTCTGGTATTACTCTAGAACTAATGTCATCTACTTCAGCTTTTTTATTTTTAAGCTGTTCTTCTAACGCTGTAACTTCATCCTCTTTCTGTTTTAATTTTTTACATTCTAAAGCTATTGTAGTTACTTCTACAGAATCTAAAAAATCTTTTGAATCATTTAACATTTCATCAGTAATGTTAAACTTTATATTTTGTTTTATACTCATTGTTATCCTTTCTGGTAGAGATCAAAATTAATTGGATAGTATTTAGCCTCTCGTCGATCCCATTTCAAGAGATTAAATTTACCACTTGTATAGTCGCTTACAATTGCACAAGAAATTCCTATAACTGCAGGATCTCCTGTTAAGAGCACATAATCTTGTTGTCTTACATCTCTTAAATTTTTTTGCATCTTAAATACAAATGGACTTGATGAGAATATTATTTGGGAATCTGGACCAAAGTTAGGCAAACAGATTACCAAATAACCGAAATCAGATGCACCTAAAATATTTATATTTGCAGGTGGATGTTGTAATACATAAACAAAATTTTCTTTAGGATTTTCTTTTTTAAAAGCTAAAAAATCTGCTAAAGACTTTGGTTTATATAATTCAAAAATTTTATTCTTCATTCTATTATTCTCTTGACAGACTATATAATAGTGTTTATATAATTGTCAACTAGAAAGTAGAAAAAAATGATAAATTATAAATTTAAGACAAAGCCATACGAGCATCAACTTAAAGCTTTAGATAAATCAGTTGATAAAAAAGAATATGGTTATTTTATGGAGATGGGTACAGGCAAATCTAAAGTATTAATAGATAATATGTCTATGCTCTATGATAAAGGCAAAATAAATGGCGCGCTAATTATAGCACCAAAGGGTGTATATAACAATTGGTATTCACAAGAAATACCAAATCATTTAGCTAGTCACATACAACCTAAAATGGTACTCTGGACTGCTTCAACATCAAAAGCAAAGGATAAAGAGTATCAATCATTATTCGAATCCGGCTATGACCTTCACATCCTTGTCATGAATGTTGAGGCCTTTAGCACAGACAAAGGTAGATTGTTTGCAGGTAAATTTTTGCGAGCACATAGGGCTCTTATGGCCATAGATGAATCTACAACAATAAAAAATCCTACAGCTAAAAGAACAAAAGCAATTGTAGTGTTAGGTAAAGAAGCTTATTACAAAAGAATACTTACAGGTTCTCCTGTAACTAAATCACCATTAGATTTGTTTAGTCAGTGTCAGTTTTTAAATGATAGTCTAATAGAATCTGCTTCTTATTATTCTTTTAAAAATAGATATGCAGTCATGAGAACTCACAATTTTGGTGGTCGTAGAGTACAACTTGTGCATAGTTATCAAAGACTTGATGAGTTAGCTTCTATTCTTAAAAAGTTTTCTTACAGAGTATTAAAAGAAGATTGTCTAGATTTACCAGACAAAATATACATAAAAAGAGAAGTAGAATTAAGCAAAGAACAAAAAGAAGCATACTCTACTATGAAATCCGCGGCCCTCGCTGCAGTAAAAGGTAAACTAGCTACAGCTCCTCACGTGCTTACGCAAATGATGCGACTGCACCAAATAACTTGTGGTCATCTTAAAAATGACGACGACTCTATATCTGAATTAAAAAATAATAGAATGGATAGTTTGTTAGAATTACTAGATGAAGTAGAAGGTAAAGTTATTATATGGGCTAACTACGTACATGATGTAGAAAAAATTGTAGCTAAATTATGTGATGAATACGGACCAGAAACTGTCGTGCAATATTATGGTGCAACATCACAACCACAAAGACAAAAAGCAATTAAACAATTTCAAGATCCTAAATCTAAAGTAAAATATTTTGTAGGTAATCCACAAACTGCAGGTTATGGTATTACATTAACAGAAGCTGGTACAGTTATTTATTTTTCTAATGGATATGATTTAGAAAAAAGACTACAGTCAGAAGACAGAGCACACAGAATAGGTCAAAAGAAGTCGGTAACATACGTCGATCTTATAGCACCAAAGACTGTAGATGAAAAGATAGTAAAAGCTTTACGTAATAAAATAGACATTGCTAGTCAAGTTATGGGTGAAGATTTAAAAGAATGGATATAAAATACGAGATAGAACCTGTATTTAAAATAGAATTTTTTAAAATTAAATGTATTGATTTTAAAAAGAAAAAGAAAGCCATAGAAAAAATATTAGGTCGTTACCCAGAAATGCCTCAAGCTAATTTTTATAGTAATAGAAATAAATGCAGTATTAATACTGAATTTAAGGAAGTGTTTAAAGATGAGTTTAGTTTAATTAGAGCTAAATACAATTCTAAAATTGTTTTAGAAAGAACTTGGTCTGTTATTTATAACAAAGGTGATTATCATGTACCACATAATCATAGTTCTAAAGGTTATTGTGGTATTTTATATTTAGACATGCACAAAGATTCACCAGTTACAACATATATTCAACCTTGGAATGATGAAAATGATTTAACTAAATTATATAAGCCACAAGTAGAGGCAGGAGATATTATGATCGTGCCACAATTTTTAATGCATTACACAGAACCAAACAAAATTAAATTTAAAAAAAGAGTTATATCGTTTGATTTTAATTTAGAACCTGTATTATTTTAATGGATTTAATTATTTTTAATGATGGTGTGTATAGTTTAGTTCCTGTAACCAAAGCTATGCTTGAACACATAAAATTATTTGCAGAAGTAGATTGTTTTAGTTTGTGTGATATTATTAGAATAGAATTTACTACATATGCAGACTATCCAATTAATCAACATACAATGAATGACGGTAGTGGTGACTTCTATGGATGTATTTGTAGATAGGATTTTCTAAGACAAAAGTATTTTTTACCGAAAAATTATTTTAGATTTCTTCGTATTGAGTTTTACCAGCATCGTTTCTAAAAGCTTTTAATCTTTGTTTACGATTGCCATCTTTGTTGTAAGACACGTGCAACCATCCGCTTTCAGGTGTGCCTGTATAGTATTCTAAAATTGCTTGGTCATAATCTAAATTTTGAGTAACCCAATCAAATAATTCTCTGTTGTCTACTGAGTGACATTCAAAATCTGCCGCCATCCCACGCGCATGCTGTGATTTTTCTGAGCTGCCGATGGCCACACATAACGCAGGTGACCTGTAGCCCGATGATACACTTACCACACCCCATTCATCTCTAACGGGTTGTAAAATATTTTCACAAAGTAATTTTAAATTTTCTAGATGTTCTTCTGTAGGTGTATTGTCAATACCTTTACGCTCCGCTGTCTGCGATTTAGTAAGTTCTCTAACAGAAAAGTTAGGAGTTAGTTTCATATTAAAACCATCCTTTATCTAAAACTTTTTCTAGCAACAGAAGTGATACTGCCCCAACAGTACCCAATAACACCCAATAGATCTTATCTATCTTACCGCCCAAATCGTGAATACCTTCGTGCATATGTTTAACGTCTTTTTTTAAACCTGTAATATATCCGTAAATAGAAAGCAAATGCTCTCTTGTACTTTTGGGTTGTAGTTTGCCATTTGGCATTATGCTATTCCTTTTTGTCTTAATCTTATTGCTTGTTCTCCAGGAGATAATAACGCTGTTTCTGTTGTTGTCAATCCTGTTGCGTTAACTGGCGCAGCTGCCATAGATTGTATATTAACTGGCGCTGGTTGTAGTGGTAATGGTGGTGTTTCTAGTTTAGCTAATTGTTTTTGTGGAACATCTATAGACTGAAGCCCACTTTGTTGATTATATAATGGATTTCTAACTGGTGCTAAATCATAATAAAAATCTTTGTCTAATCTTTGGTATTTTAATTCTCTTAAAATATCTTTTAATTCATATTTAGGATAAAAAGAATCTTCGTTAAGACTTCTTATTTTATTTTTACCTGTTTCTTCTTCAATTTTTTCTAATTCTTTTATTTTGTCTTTAAATCTAGTTTCACTAAAAGGTAATGGCACAAAATCTCCATCTAAAATTTTTCTAATATTTTTACGAGAAATGTTTCTTTCTTTTAATTGTCTTTTAATATCATAATAATCTACATCAAATTTTTGAGCTGTTTTAAAAGCTCTGTATATTCTTCTTTGTTCTCGCCAAATATTTCTTTGTATATTTATAAATTCTTTTTCTATTGCACGACCTTCATTGCTTTGATTTAAGTCATACAAATCACTTGCTTGAAACGCTTTAGTTCTAATTTTAGTGTAGTCATTTATTATGAAATCTAACGTTTTAGCTACATCTACATCGTAAGGTTTAACTCCTGTAGCTAATCCCGTAAGTACATCTTGTTCATCATAAACTCTGCCTTTGTATGGTATACCCGTGTATGCAGAATAAATTTGTCTAAGTGTAGTAACCGCACCTGGTTCTAATTGTTTGTATAAATATTCAAAAGATTTATCTACTTTTGTTTGACTATCATCAAGATCACCCCAAATTCTTTTACCGTTTTTAGTGTAACCTCTACGAATATCATTTAATGCTTCTAGACCAATAGGTGTAGATATAAATGGATCTAAAAATTCTCTCATTGGACCTGCTTCATTAAAAAATAAATCTAACATAAAGTTAGTAGAATTTTGTTTGTTTAGTCTTTTGTTAGCAATTGCATTATTTAATGCCTCCCATGGTCGTCTTACATAATCGTAAGGTAACACTGTGGATAGATCTACCATTTTAAATTTACCTTTAACTGCTTTAGTTATAGCTAACAGTTGTGAATTTTTTTGGTAACCTGGTGCTAAATTTTGTTGGTACTCTTTCATAATGTCTTGTGTTAGACCAGTTAGTGCTCCGTATGTTTTCATAATCGCTATACCTTTTGCACCTTGCGTAGTAAACATACCAATCAAACCTCTGTATCCCATCTCTCTTAGTATAGGATCACCTGATAATATTTCTTTTGTAGATATATTCATTACATTAAATGTACCTCTTAATGTTTCTGCAGGAAAAGCTACAAAGTTTCCAAGTGGTAAGTTTCTGATACCTTTAATTAGATTAGGAACTTTACTGTATGTAGGCATAGTGTTTCTAACATAATATGCAGACGCTTCTTTGATGGCTTGGTCTAAAGTTTTTTTAGTACCATCGTTGTTTATCATATCTAATTCTCTACCAGCCACATCTCTAAACCATTTAACCATACGACTCATGTCTTTTTTAGCGTAGTCTTTTAAAAAAGATTGATACCAATTAAATCCAAACCATTTCCAAACGTGGTCACCACCTGCATATAGTTTACCCATAAGCTCCACGATCCGCGCGTCACCGGCATATTTTATCATAGAGTCAAACGAGTTAATTTTTTTACCAGCTTGTGTTGCTTTTAGTAATTCTCTTAATTCAGTTACAACTATGTTTTCGTCTAGTGCACCGTATTTAATTCCTTCTTCTATATTGTTTAAAAGTTTTTGTTCAGCGGACCCAGATAGTTTTCCTGCATTGTATATGTCATCAATTTGCATTTTAACTGCGTTAGTTACAGATGCTCTACCACCAATCAAACCTCTCATTAACGCAAAGTCAGCTGCAGTTACAAAGTTTCTTGAACCTGTTGCAGGTGAACCAACTGTTTTACCCCATTGAACACCAGCTTTAAATTGAAGCATACTAGCGTACGCAGGTATTTGAGCTAAGATATCTAATGGTCCTCTATTAGTTGTAAGAACTCTAGCTGTTTCAGCATCAGTCCAAAATTTACTTAACGTTGTAGGTAATCCAGACATTCCCTCTATTTTACCTATCTGCACAACATTCATTGTTTCTTTGGCAGCTCTTGCTGCTGCTTCGTTTGGAAATATTTGTCCTGCTTTTAACATAACTCTTGCAAGTGAGTCATACATTTGTTTGTTTGCAACAGCGCTCATCATACTTGACGTTGTAAACAATACATTATTTTTTAAATTTCTTTCTTGTCCTAAAAGTTTTGCAATAACTGCAGGTAACTCTTCACCTTCTTTTAAAAATCCTTCTAGGTTTAATCTTTCACCAACTTTTTTAAGAACATCAAACGGATTTCTATTGTCAACTTTTCCTAATGCTAATATTTGTTTGATCATAACATTAGCATAATCTTTTATAGCTTTTGATTTTGCTACACCTTTACCAGCAAAAGCCACAGCTTCGTCTTGTAAATTTCTATCTTTTTTAATTAATTTTTCTGCAAACTTTGCAGCGTTTACAAATATTTTATTTGTCTCTGGCATTGCGTAACCAGGATTATTTAAAAAACCAAAAGATTTTTTAATATAACTTTTAGTTCCTGTTTGTAATGCTTTAGAAAAACTATCATCGTTAGGCACATATTTATTATATGTTTTATTTATTTTAACAATTTGATCTTTTAAATCTTTAACTGTTGATTGTAAAATTTTAGGTAAGTTAGTAAGTTTTCTTTTACCTTCTAATACTTCTAACACTTCATCCATGTATTGATTCATTAACGATGGTGAAGTTTTGTTAGTATTATACATTCCTTCAAATCCTTTTGCTAAGTCATAAGATTTGTTTTCTATACTTTTTAATAAGTCTTGTATTCTTTTTGCAGATGCTCTTATTTCTCTACTAGCAGATCCTTTTACAAATGCTGCTTCTGCCATATTTTTACCAGCAGATCTAATCCAAGAAATAGCATTATCTATTTTTTTAAGTCCAGACTTTAAGGGGTCTGTGCTATCTACTGTAAATCTTTTCCAATTGCTGTAGTCAGGTAATTGCTGTGTCCATTGTTTAGTTCTACCCATACCAGTTAAAACTAATCTTGTTCCTAACTGATTAAATACTACATCAGCATTACTTCTAATTCCTTTTGCAATAGAAGGTAATACCACAGGATCTAATGCCAAAGCTTTAGTTGCTAATGTTAAAACAGGATTTACTACTCTACCTGCTAAGTCATAAGTTACACCCACACCATAACCTAAAGTTCTAACAGCACCTCCTGCAACAGCCCCTACTAATGGAAAACCAGCACCAATCAATGCTCCTTCTTTTGCAAATTTAATTTTGTTAGCTAACCTGGCAGCTGCAAGCTCTTTACCTGTTTTGCCTTCTTCATTAGTTCTTGCAAAAAATATAGGATCTAATTTTCTTTCTTTACCTGATATTAAAAAATCTGTAGCACCTAGAGATAAAGCTCCTGTTCCTGATCTTTGTGCAATGTTTGCTCCGTATTGTATAAATCTATTTTTATTAAGTAGATTAGCATTACGCATGCCGGCAGTTCTGCCAACAAAAGGTTTTAGTTTACCTATACTTCTAATTACTTTATCAACAACTTTCATAGGCACCATAAACTGTGTACCTAATTGAGTAATTTCTCCTGCTAATGTTTCTGGTTCACCACTATAATCTAAAAATTCTCTAGCTAATCCATCAAGTTTACTTGTAAAATCTGTATCAAATTTATAATCAATACCAATTGTTAATAATTCAGCTAATGACTTAACAGCTAACGGCGGTCCTGTAACAGCGCCTGTAAGCACATCTGCTACTGCATCTATTTCTTCGTCAGGATCTCTTGGTACTAAATTTTTAAGACTAAACGCTTTAAAATGTTTGAACAAACCAGAAGTTGGTGCAGCTTTACTTTCAAATAATATTTTTTCTTCTTTAGTTATTAAATCTCTTCTACCATCTGCAATTTTTTTATTATACTGAGCTTTCTTCATCCATAAAGAAGGACCTAAAGTAGGGTCAGCTAACAATAAAGATATAGGATTAAATACTTTTTCTTTACCTTTGCTAATAGGTTCTTTAACGTTGTTTCTACTTACTTGAAATCTTATTTGATCTTTAACATCGTCGTCGTTAAACTTTGATGTTTGAGAATCAAAATATTTGAAAGGTCTGTTGTCGGCCATTACGCCCCCGATTGTTGTGGCAGGAATAATTGAACGTTATATTTTATATTGAATTCGTTAACGTCCGCCTGTGTTTGAATTTCTGCAAAGTCCGCGAACGCTTCGTAACTTTGTGAAAGTAATAACACTATGTCATCACTAATTTCTGGTGGTAATCTATCTCTTAACTGTTCGTAAGAAATATTAATTTCATTTGTGGTAGCTGTAGGCACAGGTTCTGTTGCAGAAACATTAACATCAGCCATGCCAGTTGGTGTTTGTTCCATTACATTGACATCTTCTGTCATCATACCGCCATTTGCTTTACCAATTCTACCACCATCTTTTTGTGCTAAGTCAGGTTGTAAAAATTTAGTAGCTAGTCTTAAGTATTTATTAGTTAGTTGAGCAAGTAATTCTGCATAACCTTTGTCACCTTTTTTCCAATTTTGACCTGTAGAGTCATTAATCATTGATTTTAATTCTGCTCTTGCATTCTCAGCAGCTATTTCATACGCTTCAGCGTTGTTTAATATTTTGTATTTGTCAGACACGTCTTCACCTAATACTATTACGTTATAAGTGTCAGCTCTTTTTTGTTTTTCTAAATCTTTTTTCTTTTCTTCATCTGGTTCTGCGTCTATTAACGGTTGCCAGTAACTATTAATTTGTTCTACGATAAATTCTTTTTCACCTTTAGCTTTCATTTTTCCTATGTCAAATTCTGCTTGTGCACCTGTTAAACTTGTAACTAAACCTGTTCTATCGTCTAATGCTTTTTGATAATCTTCTTCTATCTTTTGATCTCTTGCATCAATTGACGTTCCAAGATCCACACCTAATTTAGAAAGTGGTTTAGATGCTGTTGCTAGTGTACCTTTAAAACCTGATCCTTCTGAAGGAGCTCCTAATATATCTAAACCAGCACTGGCTATTCTCAAATAATCACCAATAGTTAGTCCTTGTCTTTTTCTTTTTTCAGGCATAGGAACCGTATCTTGAAACTGTTCGTAAATACTCATTACTTCATCTCCTGAAGCATAGCCTTGTCTAAGTTGAGATAGTCCACCGCCCGCTCTTGAAACACGGCCACCTCTAAACATTGGTCTTCTTAAAATTCTGCTCATTATCCTCCGAACATTCCTAAACCTCTAGCTGCACCAGCTAAACCTGCTGCACCTATACCTAATCCTAATAGTTGTTGAGTTGTACTAGGAGGAGGTGTTGATTGAACTTGTGTTGCAGCTGGGAATCCACCAATGACTGATGCTAGTTGTGGTCCAACTAATCCTAGTCTTGTGTAATCTCCAAACACTGCTTCTCTAGCTTGTTCTTGATCTGCTGCTAATCGAGCTTGATCAAGTTGTCTTTGTTGTGCACCTAATTGAGTTTGGTATGTACCTAAACCTTGTTGTGCTTGTAAATCTGCTGCTCTTGCTTGTCTTGCATCCATAAATCCTTGCGCTCTTATTTGTGCTTCCATCTGAGCTCTAGCCACATCACCTGTTGCTTGATACTCACCCATAGCTGCTGCTTCTCTACCACCACCAAATGCTCCTGATCTTACAGCTGAATCTCTTAATGATTGCAAACCTCTAGCTTGTTCTCTATCTAATGCTGCAAGTGATGCATCAATAACATCTTGTTGATAAGGTGAAGTGTAATCTGCAATAGAACCTGCAGAAGGTGTTTGACCTGGTAATGCTGTGTTAGCACCTGTGCCAGTTAACTGACCAAGATTAGCTGCAGCTTGTGCTGCGCCTGTTTCTAATCCTGTTTGACCAGCAACAAAACTTCTACCTGTATATGTTTGTGTAGGTAAAGCTTGACCTAATAATCTTAAACCTTCGTTAGTTACGCCTAGACCGGCTGCTTCTACAAAAGGTTCCCTATACTGCCTAGTTTCTGTTATTGCCATTATACTTGTGCCTCTAATTTTTTCATTGTGTCATACATAAGATCTGCTCCCTTATCTACACTACCACCACCTGCTGCTCTAACTGCATCAGCAGTCATTACAAATTCGTTTTTAGAAAGTCTTGCAGGTACATCATCTGCTCTTTCTTTTGCACCCATAGGTACAAATCCACCACCTCTTAAATCCATTTCATTGCCACCAAGATTCATAAGACCACCTTCAGCTTTACCTTTTCTTTTTCCTGTAATACGATTAGTTTTATATTTATAATCTTTACCTAAAATTATAGTTTCATATAATTCTTCTTTTGTAGCACCATCTTTTTTCATTTTTTTAATTTTAGTTTCCATAAGACCACCTTCAGCTTTTTTATTTCTTGTACCTTTTTTCTTCATGTCTTTTATAAGTTGTTTGATACCTGGATAGTCTTTTGCCTTACCTTTATAGATTACACCTTCAGGCATAATCTTAATTATCTTACCACCTTTTTTAACACCCATTCTAGCTGCACCATAAGTAGTATTAAACCATTCTCTAAATGGTACTATTTGATGTTCCATATCTAATTCTTTTAATTCAAAAACATAATTTCTATACTCGTCAATTAATCCTGGACTTACTTTCATAGCCATTAAAACTTCTACATCTGTTTCACCGTCCTCTGCCATAGGACCTATCTGAACTCCTTCTTCCATCATAAGTTCGTCATCACCTACAAACTCTTCGTCCATCATTTCTATGTCTTCAACATCTCCACCTTGTGCAAATCTTAACATAGGTGTAGGTTGTACATTTCCAAAAGGTCTACCAAATGCTTGTTCTAATCCAGAAGCTGCTATTCCAAGATTACTAGATATTGCATCTTCCTCTTCATCTTCTTTTTGTTTTCTGTATTCTTCTAATCTTTCCTTTTTATCTAGTTCTCTTTCTTCTGCCCTTTTATCAGGAAATTCTTCTCTAACCATTTCTATAGCTACTTCATAAGGTGTTCCGTTTGCAACTAATTGAGCAACAATAGATCCTGCTGCTTCTGAAATTCCACCTTTGTCAAAACCTATTCTACCACCACTAGCTTTTTTTTCTGTTTTTTTATTTTTTTCTTCTTTTTTTACAAAAAGTTCTGGTTTATTTTTTCTTAACCATTCTTCATATTTTTTTCCAAAGCCTTGCATACTTGCTTTGTTCATAACTTTACCACCTTTAGACATCATACTTCTTATGTATTCATCTAATTGATCAAGTTCATCTAAACTTAACATGTTTAACGGTTTACCAAACACACTTATTGCTGCATCATTTCTTTCAGCTTCTGGGCTAGGATTAGATGCCATTCTTTTTATACCACCACTATCTTTTTTAGATTCCATTCCAACTATTTCATAATACTTGTCACTATCAAAAGCTATCTCTGCTGCTTCTTCGTAGCTGTAACCTAAAAATTCTAAATTTTCTATTCTTTTAATGTACCAATCAGGACCAGCCATAGGACCAATTGGAACTCCTTCTTCTTTTTGTAAATCAAAAGGCGTAATAATTTCTTCTTCCATTTCCATTATTACATCTTCATCATCTACATCACCACCTCTAGCGTAGCCATATCTAACTAACATTTCTTCTGTTTCTTCTTCACCATAACCAGCGCCAAGAAAAACATCTTTTATTTGTTGTCTTCTTTTTGCTTTAAATTCTTTTGATTTTCTATCTTCTTCTTTTTCTCTATCTTCTGCGTCTTCTGCTGCTTGCATACCTGCATCAATTGCAGCTTGACCACCAACCACTGTAGCTATATCTTTAGCACCAGCTGGATCAGCATATCGTGAAATAGTTTTTGCCATAGAAACTGCATCTTTACCTTTACCAGGTGTGTGTAAAAATTTTCCAAGACCTTGTTTTGTTTCTAAACCACCTACATATGAATCTAATGCTGTTGGAGCTGCTGCTAATATACCTGCTGTTGCTACATCTTTTAAATCTGCATCTTCATCACTCAAAAATCTAGTGCCACCTGCCATTAAGGCTTTGTATGTTGCAGGATTTGCTGTAGCAAAAGCACCTAAACCAAGAGCAGATCCAGGAATTAAAGCTGCAGCATAGGGTAAAAAAGGCTTTAGCTCTTTAGGTATTAGCTTTCTAGCTCTACGTCTTATTCCTGAAAAAAATCCCATATTAAATTCCTATTATATTGTTGAAATGCAAGAAGGCAACTCTTGTATATATGCCGGTATCGTGCATTTTACTTGTTTTTTTACGCTTCGTCAATCGCTGATGTTAAAGTCAGCGCCTATTTTTATTTCTTCTACAGTCACATTTACATCTCTTCGTATATGTTCTGATTTAGTAGGGGTATTAGCATTTTGAACGTCTGCTAAAGCTTCTGCGTCTGACATATATTCTTGGCCTGTTTCTGTATTAGTTAATGTTACTTCTGTTTTAGGTGTAATTACTGGCACTCTTTTACCATTAATAGTCTCATACCTAACAGAAGCTTCTGTTTCAATAAACGGCATTATTTATCCTCTCTGTTAATTTCTAGTACCGATGCAACAACATCAACAGCACCACTGGCTGCTTGTACTTTTAATACTTCACTTTCTTCCATAATTAAAGGTTCTGATATCACTTGTTTGTTTTCATTAGCAGATAAACTTACTAGATTATCTATAACAAAAACTGTGCTAGAAGCATTTAATAATGTTACTTTAGCAGTAGCAGATCCTGCTGCATCTTCTGCTATTAAAATTGATTTAACAATTGCTCTTGAGTTAGAAGGCACAGTATATAAAACTGTATCAGCTGTGCTGGTTAAACTTAATTTTTGATTTCTATATATATTTGCCATTAACCTAAACCTAACCAAGTAAATCGTTCTTGGTCTTCTTTTTGTTGTGTTAAATATGTTGAGTTTAACTGTTCTATAATTGCAGTTAACGCTCTGTTAATTTGTCTTTGATTGTCTTCACTATATTCTTTTTTAGGTTCTGGTAATCTAACTACTACTTTTGTCATTTAACAATTCCACTTTCTAAGTGATTTAGATAATCTATCATCACCTGTATTATTACTAGGCTTTTGTCTTTTACGCATGCCTTTCATCCTAGCGCAAAAACTTTTTCTACGCTTGGCAGCTTTAGATCCTTTTTTTAATTTAGACGGTTTAGTTGTTACAGCAGTTTTTAATTTTGATCCAGGATTAGCTGCTCTATAAGAAGCAACTCCTTTTTTATTTAAACCGCCAGAAGGATTCTTACCTTCTTTTCTTTGCCAGGCGGGTGTCTTACCACCCGACGCCATAGCAATACGATTTAAATATGCTTTACCATATCCTCGTCTAGCTTGATCCATTATTTTTTCGCCGTCTTTGCAGATCTTTTTAAAGCTTTGTCTGTAACAGTGCCTTTGCCTGGTCTGCTAGTGCCTCTTTTTTTGGCTCTATTCATGTAGTAGTAAAGACCTTTCTTAGCCGTTCTACCATCTTTTGTTTTATGATAACCTTTTTTCATGGTTTATCTCCTTCCATCTGGTTGCAGGTCTGCTTGAAAAGTTCCAAATCTCCAAGTCTCAGCTGACCCTGTATTTTCTATTTTAAGACTTGCATACCTACCTCTTGCTCTTGTGTCAACTTTAGTTGTGCTAGTGCTGACAGTAAAAGGACTTAAAGTAGATGTTGTATTTGGATCTGCAGGATAGTCTGAAATAGAAATTGTCATTACAGCATTACCTTGCAAATTTTTAAAATTAGGTAAAAATCTTCTCATTGCTAAAAAGTATTCTGCAGCTCCTTGATCTGTCTGCAAAGAAAAATTATATGATTGTGCAAAAGAAGTCAATGTGGTTACACTTCCATCTGGATTAACTTGATCGGTCCCCGTTTCGTGTTCAAACAATACGCTTTGACCTAATCCTGATTCACCTATAATTGTAGGAAAGGTACCACTGTTAGAACTATTATATGCTGTAGCATAAGGTTTAGGATATACTAATGAATCCATCCAAGTAGTTCGTATTGCATTTGTATTTGTGCCTGTGTACCAATTACCCATAGGTAAAGGATTATTGGTTACACCATAATTGTAAACCACATATCTATTATTAAAATCAGATCCTGATGTTGGATACCACCACGTAACCTCTGTAAACAAATTATTGATACCTGCATTTATTTGTTGACCTTTTGTAGTTGCACAATCATCATAAACATAATCTTCAACACTACATGGTAAGGTATTAACTGTACCATCAAACGAGAAGAAACCATTACTGCCCATCCAATAAGCAACACCATCAATTTCTATTGCAGCGTTTTTACCAATCAATCCACAGTTAGTACCTACTTGTTCAAATCCAAATGTAAATGGAGCTCCAACAAACTTCATGGTATACAAAGCGTTATCAGTCCAAACTAGTATGTTTTCTTTTGCAACTAATGCTCCCATAATTTTTGTACCATCTTGTAGTCTTTGCGAACCTGCAGTATTAGTAGCTAAAATAGTATAAGCATCAATATCTTCTTGATCAGAAAATCTAATAAACATATCGTCTTGAGTTGTAGGTGAACCAATAGTTACCTCTGTACCAAAATGAATTAAGTGTCTTGTGGTTGGTGATATTAAAGTAATTCTTGTAGCTGTTGGATTATTTGTAGTTGCAAATCCAGATGTGTTAGTAGCTGCTCTGGTAGTTAATGGTGTAGTCGCTCCTGCATTCCATGTAAAAGTTTTTCCATTAGCAATTGTTGCAACTAAAACTTCACCAAAATTACTTAAAGACCAAAGACCAGGTTCAAGTGTAATTGTATCTGCTTCAACTGCGCTCCCCCATCCACTAAAATCTGTAGCATTGGTAACAGTTGCACCATCACTGTGAGCTTGTCCTGTTGTTCCAGAAACTGCAGTTCCGTTTGTACCTCTAGTTATACCTGTTAAATCATTTGAGCTTACTCCAGTATACGTTATTAATTCTGTTCCTATAGCAATTGTTCCACCACTTGTTGGAAAACCTGTAACTGATGTTAAAGTTATTGATGTACCCGATCCACCTGTACCTGCAGTATCCGCGAGCAACGCTCCGTTTAAAGTTGTTGTTTGTGCTCCTTGCACTGTACCACCATATTGACTGATACCAAAACCATAACCATAAGTTTGAGCTGCAGGCCCAACAGGTTCGTATGGAATAATACTTGTACTTCCACCAGAAGCTGCAGATCCAGAACTTGTAAAAGTTATAGTAAAAGTAGTTGCTGTGGGTGTTGTAATAACTTGAAAAGTTTTATCTTCAAAATCTGATGCATTTAAACCTGTTCCTCCAGGTAAAGTTACAGAATCTAATTGTATAATATCACCTTCACTTAATCCATGAGCAGCAGATGTTGTAATAGTAATTGTAGTGCTACCATTAAAAGTAAAAGTAGCTCCGGTAATTGTAGTTTTTACAGGAGTAATATCAAAAAGCTGTCCTTCAAAAAACAAAAGTAAAAATTTATCTGTACCTATTCCAATATATCTATTGCCTTCTGTATCAACAAAAGCATGTTGTTTTCTAACTACACCTACAATAGAATCTTGTAGTAAAGATTGCCAACCACCAACTTTTTCTGGTAATCCATATCTCCATCTTACATTATCAGAATCAACCCAACGACCTATAGCGCCAACGCTAGTGTCTTGTTTATCAACTCCTGGTGCGAATTTGATTTGAGTCAGAGCCATCTTTTTAGCTCCTATTGATTAGTAGATTTATATAGCCAACCTTTTGCAGCGTTAGCGTATATTAACGTTACACATTGATTATTAGTAGCAAGAGTATCATTAGCAGCAGCGCCTTCTATGTTTTCACTATTTCTATCAATAATACAATTGTTTGTTGCAAAACCATTTGATGCTGAACCATCCATAATTGTGACTTCATCACCAACTGCAGGTGATGCAGGTAGTGTAATTGTTACAGGGTTAGCAACTGTATCTACTACAATTTGATCTCCTGCAACTGCTGTATATGCAACTTTACTTGCTGCAGTTACAGATGTCATTCCTTTTTGTAACATTCCTAATGTTGTTGCTGGTACACTACCTCTAGAATAAACTAAAGCTGTTGCACCTTCTGGAAGAGGAACTTGTGTAGATGCACTTTGACCTGTAGTTAATAAAGTTACAGTATAACTATCTGCAGCTCCGCCTCTAGTTGTACCATCTTCTACAAAAAATACTCTGTTTGCATTACCACCTGATGTTGTTGCAGGCATAGCTAAACTAGCATTACCAGATAAAGTTCCTGTTAATTTAATATAAAGATTTTTACCGTTTGCGCTTGACGATCCGTCAGCCAAACTTAACGTAGTTGTGCCAGTGCTTAAAGTTACTTCTACATAACCTGATGCTGCTGTTTGTAATAATTGTAAATTAGTATTTGTAATAGCTCCCCATAGACCAGCTTTTTCACCGGTTGCTACAAGTTCTATTGATAAATCTGTTGAATAAGTTGATGCCATATTAGTACGGTTTTATTGGTGTCCAAACCATTGTTGCTCCTGGTATTATATCATTCCACGTAATAACTCCTGGTTCCACTGTATCTAAAGATAAACTAGTAGCATCAGGTGTTACATTTGCGTCAGCAGTTATTGTAACATTTCCTGTAGCCAAGGTCAACGAGTTTCCAGAAGGTGTTACGTTAGTATCTATATTAACTGTAAATGCACCTATACCTAAAGATACTGCATTTCCTGTAACTGTGTGATTAGCATCAGCTGTAATAGTTAAAGTTCCTGTACCTAATGTAACTTGATTGGGTGTTAAATTTTCTGTTACTGCATCAGCAATAATACCTACACTACCAATAGTAATTGTAAGTGAATTACCTGTTACCGATACGTTTACATCTGTATCGGGTCCCGATGTAGCAAATGGTAATGCTGATATTGCGTCAAATCCTAAACTCATAAAAAATCCTTAAAAGGAGACAGGGGGTATGTGGTGGTGCCCTGTCTCCATCTAAGAATTATATCATCGTTTAAACCAAGAAGGAAGACCTAAATGTGGACGAGTATCGAACATATTATTTCTTGCTCCTGGTGTTTTACGATTATTATAATGCAGAAAAACTTGCACACATTCTTTGCCTTTGAATTTTTCTCTCCAATGCTCTAGCTCACAGCCAGAATAAACCAACATATCTCCTGGTTTTAAATCTACCTTGATACCTTTCATACCTTCTTTACCAGATGGCTCTAGATATATAGGCCAGTCATCACCAGCAAGATTCATAGTTGTAGATATTTCACAACTAAATCTATCTTTGTGTCTTTTAAGTTCATCACCTTTTTTATATATTCTTGCATAAGTATAAGCAGGATATAATTTTAATCCTGTTACTTCTTCCATTTTAGGTTGGCATTTAAGTAACAAAGTTTCCATAGCTATATTAGCATATTGAGAATATGTATTTGGTATTTGACCATCTGGCTCTTCATAAGACCCTATAATGTTTTCAAAAGGTGAAAAGTATCTTGAAGCTTTACAAGTATCATAAACTTGTTTTTGCATTAAAAAATAATTTGCAATAAAAGCTGCTAGGTCTTTTGATATTGCTTGACGAATAACTGTATACTTTTTCTTTTTAAACATCTTTTGCCATTTCTTTTGGCACTGCTTGTATATTCCAATGTATAAATCTAAATGGTTCAATACCGAAGTCTACTGCATACTCGTGTTCTAAATAACCTGGAAATATAATTAATGTACCTGGTTTTGGTTTTAAATGAAATTGTTCGTGACCTGCCCACACACCTTTTAATTTTGGTTTCATTTTTAATTTTGTACATCTTGCACCAGTCTTCGGTTCGTGAAATATTGGAAAAGAAGTTTTATCACTACACTTTAAAAAGTAAAAACCTGATACGTGTTGATTCCAATGTATGTGTGCTGAATGATGACCACCACCTTTTTTAGCAAACTCTTGTACCCACAACTCACTAAATAATGTTGTGTATTGAGACATATCATAACCTTGATGATCTAAATACTCCCAAGACTTTTGACCAACATAATTTCTAAAATCTAAAAAATCATTGTCCTGTGTTAAAGGTGTTGAATGATATGATCTTCCAAAATCACCCCATTTTTTTATATGTTCTTTTTCTCTTTTACGAGCATCAACAATATATTTGTTACTAGCTTTGTTTAACGATTTAACAAACTCCGGTTTATCTTCACTCCATATTACAGTTGGAAAATAACTATTTATAAACATTATTTAAAAGGCCTCCCTAAATGCCATACCACA